GGGAGTTCATTGGAATTGTTGGAAATAGTGTGTTAATCTTCTTTTTAGTGAAGATGTCAAATAAACCCATATTATTAGAATTTAAACAAAGTTAAAGAAATTTAAGTTAAAATACACTTACTGCAAATTTAGGTTTTGTCAAGTGAGTAAATACTGCATACCTTGAAGCATCTAAAGCATCATCATTTGCTTTAACAGGTTCTTCAATTACATTATCATTTTTATCCTTTTTCCATTTGTAAGACATAAATTCCCTTTTAAGATTTTGACTATGAAAGTGAATGTTTATAGGATAAGATTTCATTTTTACTATTCCTGCCCATACATCTTTTTGAGCAGGTTTAATATTAAATCCTTGTCGGTAAAGTTCCTCTATTGATTTAGGTTCGGCTGCATCTGCGTAGATGGTTGCTCGTTCAGGCACTTTCTCTTTTATCAATCTTGTAAGGTCGGATAAGGTAAGACCACTTTGATAAATGATTTCCTCAAAGTAATTCTCTCCTTCGTGATGGGTAACCTTTATTAATGCAGCTGGATGCACATAACCAAAGTCAAGCCCATAGAATACATCGCCTTCAGGTGCGGTGTCGTATTGTTTCCATTGGGTGTATATTAGTTCTTTTGCTGCACCTCGTTCTCCTAATCCGTAAACCTTCCACATAAAATCATCAGGCAGGTTTTTATACTGTTCAATGTTTTTTATTTGTGATTCGGATAGGTTTGGTAGGTTATTTAGGTAGGTAGAATGAATGCGTTTGTTTTCAGGATTGTCGGCTATCTCGTAAACCCAATTGATAAAGTCAGCAGGATTCCAATCAAGAAACACCTTGCCTGTTGTTCTCATTAGTAATTGGTCGTATAAAGTTCTTTTTATTAAGTTGGCTTCGTTAATGAATAGAACATCCCTTGCTGGTCCTCTTGCCTTACTTTCATCTTCTAATCCAAACAGTTCAATGTAAGACCCATTTGGGTAAGTATATATAAAATCGGAAAAGCTAAAGTCATTGTCCGACCATAAACCCCAATTCTCCATTATAGATTTAAAATCCCTATAAACTCCACGCTTGATATGTGGAAGCGAATGAGAAACAATTGAAATCCTAGTTTTTGGATTGTTATAGGCAATCTCAATTAATAACTGAACAATGGAATAAGACTTTGAACTCCTTGTGCCACCTTCATTGCAAATGACAGGATAGCTGCCTTCGTATGCTCTTTTGTTGGCAAAGAATACAGGTGTTGCATTAATCTTCAATTGGTTTGCATCGCTCATCTTCTTGTATTACTATTTGAACGCTACCTTGAATGTTTGCGTTAATGTCGGTTGTTTGTTTTGCTCTGCCTTCTAGTCTATCAAGTATTTCCTGATAAGCCCTTAAATCGGATTTCATTGCTTTTGCAATTATCTTCATATCTAGTTGCTCCGCTATTGTAAACTCCTCATCTTCGCCTGTAACAGGGTTACGCACTTTGGTAACAAGTTCAAGTAAACGCAGTAAACGAGTTCTTGAATTAGGCACTCCTTTAGGTCTGCCATTAGGGTTTGCATTGTTCCCTTTTGGGAATGGGGTTAAGTTTTGTTCATTTGCCATAATCTCACGATTGTTTCACGATTCTTACAAAGTTACACCACAATTCGGACAAGTCGTACCTCCGATGGCATTGTCCTTTGGTTGTTCTATATCATTTGCGAATGCTGGTATATCTAATCCCCAATTATCAAGGTCTTGTATATTCCATTCGTTTGCCAATAAATCAAAATCCCAATCGCCTGTGCTAACATTATCACGAACAATAAATTGCTTCTTTTGTTCTTCGGTTAAGTTGTTAGCGTGAATAACAGGAACATCGGTAAGACCAGCTTCTATACAAGCACGATACCTTTGATTACCACCTAAAATGACATTTTTCTCATCAATAACTATTGGGCGAAGATTAAGCATTTCAGGAAACTCCTGAATAGACTTAACCAATAATTTGAATTTAGCATCTCTGCAAATTCTAGGATTGTTTGGGTTTGGTTTGATTTCGTTTATTAACATTATCGGTTTTTAGTTGGTGTTCTAATGGATGGTGTTTGTGGCACTTCTTTTTTATTTAAGTCTTTAAATCCTAACAACTTCGCACATTGGACACATTTTACTTCGTGTTTTGGCAATTGTGATTCCCATACATAATCGGTTGTAATCCCACATTTGCACTTGTATTCTCTTTTACAAAATGTATCTTTCATTATCCTTGTCTATTATATGGTTTTGTAGGTTTGTCTTTCGGTCCGTTACTTTTTTTGTACTTACCTTTTTTTCTTGTGCCAAAGTTTACTTTACCAGCTGCGTTAAGTTTCGCCATTATTTATACTTTTCTATTAATTCGTTAAGTTCAGTCCTTGACCATTTCTTTATGAGCCTGTGTTGGCTTTCAAGGTGTAAAACCATTCGTTCTCCTATTTTATCAATTAGGTTTCTGCGATATCCTATCAGGTGGAATTGGTCAAAGCCGTTGCAGGATTTACATTCTCCGTTTACGTTGTATTCATCAAACCGAAGGGCTGAACTCCCCTTGACAGGAACATAATGCCCAGCATCCATACTTTCATAATCTCTAACCTGACCGCAACTAATACAAGTAAAATATCCATCTTGACTGTCTCTAGTCCTTATGTAGCGGTTAAATATTTGTTGAGCCTTTGCGGTTAATCTTGGGATAGTTTGTAAAGCCATAATGCAAAATTAGGGTTTTATAGTACGAAAAACAACTATTCGGTCTTTATGGGTAAATCGTTTCTTATTGACAGGGTTTAAGGATTGTTTGATTTGGTATTCATTTACTCCTGTTATTCTTTTTGCGTAGGATATGGATTTAAATATTGTTTCTTGTTTGTTGTCTAGGTATATCATTCTCACAGGCTGCGAGTTCTCTGCTCCGTTCATTTGCTATGTCGTTTAGTAATCTTGTTAATGGAATTAAAAATCCTTTAGAACTGTTGTTATCACCGCCATTTTTAAGGAATAAGTTTTCTTTGTAATAAACCCTACAAACTTGTTTTAGTGCTTTTGTTGGAAATATAAAAGATATGTCAAGTTCATCTATTCTATAAATCCAATATTCAGCGGTGGTGGTTGCTAATCCGCTGGGCTTATTTCTTGATTCATATTCAAAGAATAAGTTTCCTGTTTTGTGTATTAACCTATCGTTTTTTACTTCAATATGTTTACCATCGGAAAACATATAATTTATTAAATCTTCGGCTTTTTCGCCAAAGTTTAAGTCGTGTGTAAAGCTAGATGAGTATTTCATTTTATTAATCGTTTTATTTCGTAGTATAAATCAAATGTTCCCAATATCATTATGGCTAGGATAAAGCCTATAAATATCATTGTGAACTCTATTGTCAGCTTAAACAGTTCTTTCATCGGTTTATTATTTTATAGTAAATAATCTTAATTCCCTCCCAAATTAGTATTGTTAGTATTATTTTCATAGCTGATTATTAAAGTGCATCATTAAAGAATACTTTTTGCATTGCTGCCTCATTGTTTCCTCATCAATTAACATATCATCAGGTTTCTTTGATTGTGCTAAAAATACTGCCCTTACTTTGGCTTTTATTGTGTCAGCTTGTTCCTTTGATATTTTAATCATTTTACGCTTCCATAAGTAATCAAATACTTGATGGTTTAAAAACCTCCAATTCTTTTGCTTGGAGTTGTTCCAATAATCTTGCTCATCTTTTATGGCTTGTTCTTCATTTACTTGCATTGGTGTTACGTTTATTTCGTTTATTTGTGTTTTTTGCCTTACCTGTACTGCAATCTTTTTATAGGCAGACATCACTTCACCGATTAATTTAGGGTTGAATATGATATGTTTTTCAACTGATAACTTATCTGCTGCTAACATTTCAAATGCTGTTTTTAGTTCCTTAAGTTTAAATATTCCGTAGTTATCAAGTACAAAATCTACAATAAAGTCAAAATCATCCATTGCTGGTGTTTGTGTTCCGCTTAATTGTAAACAGGTTTTTAATACCTCTTTTACTTCTATTTTTGAGCATTTGCTAATACTCATTGAATTGATTGCATCATAAATTTTAACCTCGTATTTATCGGTTAATTTATAAGTTATTTCGTTTTTGGGCTTCTCGTTCAGCATAAGAGAGTTGCTGATTTGGATTAGTTCGTTTTGCATTTGGGTTATAATTTTTATCTATTAATTTTCCTTCCGTTAAATCTCTAGCCATCCAATTTTTTGCGGTGGCTATCCAATCCTTCTTTTTTTCGCCTTTAGAATCCGACCAATTTTTAATGACCTCAAAATAGTAATTGAAGTTAGCAATTTCATATTGAGTTCCAATAAATGATTGTTCAAATTTTTCAATAGTATTTACATCACTATCTACAAAAAGGGTTGTGCCTACTACTTTCCTTTTATTTACTTTACTTTCCTTTATTTCCTTTCCTTTACTTTCCTTTATAGCATTGCTATCGCATTGCGATTGCATTGCGTTCGCATTAGTCCATCTCTTATGTGCTGATTCTCTTGCCTTTACGCTTTTACTATCTCGTTCATCTATTCGTTTTTGTACTGATAAACTGCCAAATGTATCTCCTTCAAATACAAATAAATCAAAGTCCTTTATAATGCTTTCTATTAATAAAACATCAACTCTAAAATCGTACGCAATGCCTTCGTAATCCGTTCGCAATGCGTTCGCATTATTGTATAAATCTTCTATGATTGCCCAAAATAAACCATAACCAATAAATCCGTGTTTTCGTAGAAGGAATTTAATCTTTTCATCATTCCGACTATTATAGTCGTGTGAAAAGTAAAATGTGTCTTTTGACATAAAATAAAAAAGCCCTCGGAATTGCTGGTAGTAAGAGTACCAACGCATCTTCGGGCAATGAGTTTTGAATAGAATCTCTTACATTCTTTTACAAAGATAATCTAATTTACCTAAAATGGCAAATCTTCAGCATCTTCTAATTCTTGTTTGTTTTGGGCAAACTCTTTCTTTGCCTCCCAAACATACTCCTTCCCATTTCCGCAATATTCCTTTTTGGCTTTCTCTGCCCTTTCAGTTGCGGTTTGTCCGTTGTAAACTGTGTGAGAATTTTCAAACTTATCTAACTCTTTGCGTTTCTCTACAACAATTGTAGCGTAGTGATTTCCGTTTTTGTGAGCAGTAAATTTGATGTCCTCTTTTTTGATGTTTAATACTATCATTTTATTTGTTTTGGTGTTTATTAATTTGTTCTTCTTCTATTTGGTTTTCGGTTTCTATGTCCTTTTCTATTTCTTCTTCTTCATCTTCTTCAAAGTCGCAATGCTCAAGGCATTCAGGACAAATGCCTACTTCTTCCATATCGGTTTCTGCTCCGCAGCAAGTACTAATTGGCATATTCTTCAAAGTTTTCGCTAAAATCACTTGTTGATTTAAATGGTTTTGGCTGGGTTAATAATGGGGTTAACATTTCAGGGTAATGTTTTGCCTTGTATTCCTTTAGTTTTGCTCTTGCTTTTCTAATCTCGGTTAAATACTCATTTTTCCAAAATCTATGGCAAGATTCAAACTTCCACTCATAGTAAGAAACATTATCCCTTAATTTTTCAAGTTTACTGTCTATCATAATGTTGATTGTTTGGTTTTAAATATTTCTTTTAATTCAGGGCTATTATCTACTAAATTCATATTGTATGAATATAGCGTTTTTAACTCCGTTTTAGATACGCAAAGTTCAACGGCTAACTCTACATCCAATTCAGTTAGATGTGCCTTCAAATAGGCTGATTCATCGGCTTGTTGCATTTCCTCGCTAGTATATATTCCTGACAAATCCTGTGGGTATGCTTTTCTCAAAGCTAATGCCTCTGCAACCTTACCCAACATAATATGCGGTTTTGCCCATAAGCCCATCGGTTTGCCATCCTTATCAAATTGGCAATACTCTGCTAAATAAGCAACTCCAACGGATGCCTCAAAGCGGATGTCATTGTGGAATCTAAATACTGAAATCTTACACGAAATCAATACCCCATTCTCATAAGTAAATAATGGCTCGGATTGTCCACCATAAGTTCCTGACCTTTCCGCTATTACACGGAATCCATCAATGGATGTTTGGATGGTCATTCTTTTACCGCCTTTACTCCAGCGGTGAATACAATAAATCTGCCTTGAAAGTGCATCAAGCCCTGTGCGTTGACATTGATACAAGAAAAGTTTAAGTTCCTCTTGGGTTGCTTCAGGT